CATCTGCAACACCATCACCCACGGCACCGAAATCCTTGACGCTCACCACATCGCGCATCTTTGATTGCGCAGTCCGTGCAACAGCGCCAGCCCCCGACTGCTGAAACCCAACCAGCGCAGCGTCCGCCGTGCCCAGTGCCAGCGTCGTCGTGCTCAACACCTCGATGTTGTCGGTGCCTGCGACGGGCGCGGTGCTGAACGTCAGTGTCGTGCCACTGACGCTGTACTCGCTCTTTTGCTGGTACACGCCGCCGATGAACACCTGCGCGTTGTTCTCGCTCACGGGGTCAACGGACAACGTGAACGCGGTCTGTGCGCCCGTGCCGCTGAATGTGTCGCGGGTGATCATCCCTGCCGTGATAACCCATGCTGTGTTTGTTGCGTTGCGTTGTCGTTCAACCGGGGGGTCAATACCGGTATCTAGCCACCGCATCCACGGGAATGTGGGGGACGGAGCCACAGGACCAACATGACGAATGACTTGATGAGCGACGTCAAGAAAGTCGTTGTACTTGGTAAACGCTGTGCGAGGGGAGTCCCCCAACAGAACTTGAGTATTGTTGAATGGATTCGGCCGAGCCGTTTCCAAGTCAACTTTGAAATCAGCGAGATCAGTCATGTGCTTGCTCCTCAGCCACAGACGGCTCCTTGTGCAGACCGGCTTGACGGATGTTCTGGCCAATGAGAACCATCAGGCCGGTGATGAGATGGGGAGTCAGCTTCTGTCCAGTGTTCTGAGACAAGTGGTGCTCAATGATTTTTTCAAGAGTAGGTGCTGCCATGGTTGCTCTCTTTGGTTAATGGAAGCCTTCGTCCGCTTCAATGTTCTTCTCACAGTGGTTGGGATCCAGCTTGTCGAGCAAGCCGCACAGGATACATGCCCACCGCTTGCCTCGCTTCCGAGACTTGGCTGCCCGGCTGCTGATTGTCTCATCAGGATGCCCACCAAGGATAGTGTTCAGGGACTGGTCCAGGCTGACCAGCAGGTTCCACAGGTAGGTTTTCAAGTTGGCCATTGGATCGCCTCCAGTTCCTCGGGGGTGGTTGCTGTGTCAATGAAGTATGCCAGGATGGCTGCCGTGACGTGGGCCTGTTCCATGTTGTCGCCGTGGGCACGAACCACATCAAGCAGTTCCGGTGCTGTCAAGGTGATGGCTGTATTGTTGGCCAGCTTCCATGGCTTTGTCCATGCCGTATCTCCTGCCGCAATTGCTTCTTTGGCTCCCTCAAGGGCAACGCCTAGGCGACTGCGAGATACCGCATCACCATCAAAAACATTACCATCGCAAGGGAATGGCCCAAACTCCATAGAATCACGGGCTGCTTTGATTCGAGCCGAGACTTGAGACCGGCCCAAATCAATATCGTAAACCCACTGCTTGGTGGCCCAGTTCCAAATGTGCGCCTCTGATGGGCGTGCTGGAATTTGTGTTTGCACGAGGCTGACTGTGTCGATGTAGTAGTCACTGCCGTGCGTATTTGGGGCTGCGATGATGATGCTTTCACCAGGCAGGGTTTGAAGCTCCGCTGTCGCAGGGTCGCAGGAGACGGACCTGAGAATCTCCCCTGTGTTTGGGTTGAAGATAAAAAAGAACGGGGTGCTCATTTTTTAGCTCCTAAGATTGCCAAGTAACCTCCTGAAAAACTAAACCCGTACCACCCGGAGGGTTCAGGTCCGGCAGAAAACCTAGCTCGAAGTTGGTAAGTAAAAGTTCCAGCGGAGGGTTGATCAAATAACATTGTATCAAGTTTCCAATCAGTATAAGGAGGACTCGGTTGACCAGAGCTATACGTGTTGCTCGCTATAGCCTCAACCAATACGGTCTCGGCACCACCAGCAGCTATACGAACCAGTTGAACTAACATGGTGCTAGTACCGTTGCTCCCTCTATTACCAAGGATGCGTCCTTTAACCCACATCATTAAGCCTGCAGTGGGGTTAGCAAAGGCGTCAAAAGAGGAATCTAAAACCATCACACCTTGAAGGACTGTGAACCAAGAGGTATCATTTGGGAAAGCTTGATACTCTGGGCCTGTGACTGTCAATGGGACGATCACAGATTGGTTCTGAATCTTCAGACTGTCGACAGCCAATGCTCCGATCTTGGCATTGGTCACCGCCAGGTCAGCAATTTTTGCAGCATTGACTGCCAGGTTATCGATCTTGGCTGACGTCACAGCCAGATCAGCAATCTTGGCATTGGTGATGTCGGCATTCTTGATGAACACTGAGTTCAGATAGGCAGTGTCGTTCACGACATCGAACGTGAACGGCTGATGCAAGGTACCGCCATTGGCTGTCAGGAAGGCAATGGTATCTGCCATCATGATGATCTCGGAACGGTAATCACCATTCTCGCCAACAGACGCACCAAGAGCCATGCCTGTCAAAGCGACACGATCACCATCAGTGATCTGCACCTTCAACTGGTAATTGGCAGACAGGCGACCATCCTCGCTGTCGGCCACGAGATCGTAGAGTTCAGTGATGTCTGCACCCTGCAAACCCACCGAAATAGACAGCAGTTCCAAATCACTTGCAGTCGCAGAAATTTCATCAGCTTGGAGTTCAACCGTATCCTGCAGCAAGGCCACATTGTCATTGGCCGAGGCAATGGCTTCATTCTGAAGAATGGTCGTGGCCTCAAAGTCTTCGACAAGAAGGTCAATGCTGTCAGTGACCTGAGCAAGTGAGTTGTCAGTCGTCACGCTGTACTGCTCCAAGGCAGTAGCAGTCGCATAGGTCTGAGTGGATACCACGTTCAGCTGCTGCGTAATGGCTGCAACATTCGTGCCAGTCTGAGCAACAAACTCGGCAAGTTGGCCTGCAGTGGCCCGACCGTACTCGGCCTGGGCGTATTGCTCAATGCGAACGGCACCGAGGGAATCACCCACCTGAGCCAACAAGGACACGGTCTTGCGGTAGCTGTTGTAGTCCTTGTCACTGATCATAGATGCGACTGTGACTGTGCCTACGAAATGAGCACCGTCATCGCCGGCTGCCCAATCAGCATCAGCAATGTCCTGGCCGGCCAGGTCACCAAGGAACGAACCCAGGATGTTGCCAGGCAAGGCAAGCAGGTTCTGCTGGATTGCTGCAATGGGGATCGTTGCAGCCTCATTCAGCAAAGGCTGCACCAGCTCAATCACCAGATCAGTATCTACATCACCAGGGGGGCCTTGCACACCTTGATTGCCTTGGCCACCTGCATTGCCCATGGCTCCACGGAAACCACGAGGACCCTCTGGGCCTTCAACTCCACGCAGGCCTTCAGGCCCTGGGATGCCCCGCAACCCACGAAGACCGCGCTCACCTTGATCGCCCTTGTCACCCTTGTCGCCTTTGGTCTGAGTCAGGACTTCCACGACCTCATCGACTGGGTTGCCATCAACGATGACCTCAGCCCCACTCGTGGCGACTTCAACGCTGGAGCTGGAACCAAGAAGAATGACCACCGGGGTTTCGATGGGCACCTCGGCCACGACATCAAGTGCCGTGTCGATCTCAACGGTGGGGGCGGTCCATTCGCTCATCGAGTGACTCCACGGTCCAGAGTCCAGCGGCCCTTGAGGATGCGGAACTTCTCACCGGAGGGGAAGGTGATCAACATGTCCCAGACGCCGGCCCAGATCTTCATGTCCTCGGTCTGTGCGTCGGTGATGGTCATGACGATCTTGCCCTCCAAGGGTGTGATCACCAGACCGCCGCCAACTGCAGTGGTCAGATCCAAAAGAGGAAGGGCAGAGTTGATCTTCTCCCTGAACTGACAACGCACGGTTGCCCCGGTCAGATCAACAGCGACGTTGTCTTCCTTGTAGACGATCGGAATGGAGAACGTGGCACCCTGCTCGATCAACAGATCAAGCTGCTTCGACCGGCGTCGAGAAGATACTGTGGTGTTGGTGGTGCAGGTCATACATACCCTCGATCGGCAAACTTGGTGTCAGTGAATTCTTCCGTGACGCCAATGGTATCTCGATCCGTCATCTCAGCACAGAGGCTGTTGAATAGCGCCAGGTACTCTTGCCCCTTTGCCACACCAGTCTCAGTATTCATCGCCGTGTATTCCTTGTAGGCGACATAGGCCTTGATGGCTTCGAAAGCCGCAGGTGGTGCTTCGATGAAGGTGTCGTCGTCGTAGTCCACCACAGGATGGCTGGCTCGGTACTTCACATAGAGCAGCTCACCTGTTGGGACATCCTCCGGCAGGTTCACTGTCCGTGGGACATTGACTGTGATCGGCTTGGTTCGGAATCGCTTGTCAGCATCCAGGAACTCATTGGTGATTGAGTCCTTGTAGCTCACGCTGATGATCTTCAGGATGTTGTCCTTGAAGGGATCAGCAGCGTCCATCACGTAGGGGGTGACTGCGGAAGTCGACTCAGCGAACTCGGACGAGATCAAGTACCGAGTCTGGTTAGCCAGCTTCTTGATCACCACGGTCTTGTGGTCATGCAGGAACTTGGAGTAGATCCGAAGCAGGGCACCATTGACCGAGGCGACCACCGATGGCAGCCGCATCTCGGAGATTTCACCGGAGCCGCTCTCCCCAACCGCAAGGTTGGAGAACTCCGAATAGGACAGCTCTTGGAGCAGTTGAGTCAAACGCATACTGGGCCTCATACAAGGTAGGAAGACAAGGCAGACGAAGGTGTCTCTTCTTCTTCTGGTTCCCAGACACCGTCATCACGCTGGCTCAATGGTACAGCTTCAGCAGGCTTCCAGGGCTTCAAGTATCCGAGCATCGAGATGGTATCCAAGCAGTCGTCTTTGCCCTTGATGCCTGACATTGTGGTCAAGCGGATCTGCTGCATGAATGCACCCATGATGGTGCTCTGCCGCATCTCCTCAGGGAAGTAGACCTTGCCGGTCTTGAACCAAGGGACAACAAGGTTGAAGCGCGCCAGCTTGTCCACAGATGGGCGAATGCCGGGCTCGTTGCTTTTCTCGGAGCTGGCGAAGTTGAACCAGATGTTCCGATTCAGCATCTCCTGTTGGAGCCACTGAATGAAGGCGCCCTGTTGGCCTGTGATCTCGACGCCTACTTGCTGGGGCCGGTACGCTTGCACCAGCCGAAACAGGTCGTTGATCGTGACATCCATGGTCTGACGGACGTAGATGCCATCAACCCAGAACCAATCGCCATTGGCATTGTAGGCCCAAACGCTGATGACGTTGAAGTCGGCGGTCTGTTTTTTGCTTGTTGCAAAGTCGGTCGTGATGTAGAAGTTGTACATCCCCTTGTTGGCAAGGATCTGTGCACGCTTGTACCAGCGGATCTCAGCATCCTGGACCAGACGTTCGTCCTCAGACGAGATGCGAAGCATCAGCTCTTGGTAGAAACCCGACAGCTTGCCGGTCTTCTCAGCCAGGTCGTACTGGCTCTGGATGTAGTCGAAACTGAATCGATCAGGCCAGGCACCGACGAACTCCTCCCGACTGCATGGGAACTTCTCGCACACCGGCCAGACGTTCACGTCCCAGCCACCAGACTCGACAGCTTCGATCAGGATGTCTTCCTTGTTGAAGGGGGTACCATTGAAGATGACCTTCCGGCGAGTTGGATCCAGTGCGTGGTTCACCCCCTTGTAGACCGTGTCCTTGATGGTGTTCATGGCCGCCTTGGAGTGGGCGTCATCATCGCTCACCAAATCATCAAGGATGGCAATGACTGGCCGCTTGCCGAAGATCTTGGTACCACGCAGACCTGTCTTGGCACCGAACATCTTGATGCCCAGCATCTCGCCCGATCGGTTCTTGAACTCGATGTAGGCGTCCGTGAACTTGGCTTCAGGGATCCATTGTTGCAGGAACTCACTGTTGTTGTAGCGGAACTCAATGTTCTTCCGTGCTGACTTGACGCCGTTGTCCATCGAGTCTGAGACGTAGATCATCCCATCAATGGCACCAAAGCCAGGCAGACAATGGAACACTCCAAGGAACAGACTAAAGTATTCCATGAACAGTGTGGTCTT